AAGTCTATTGTACTACTTGTTTTGCTTGTTGTTTCTAAATTCTCAACTCTTTGTAAAGTTTGACTTTGTCCGTTTAAACTTTGCGAAGTATTAACGTTTAAGTTATATAATTCTAAGTCGCTTTTATTTGTTAGTAGATTTGTCTTTATAGAGTTTATTCTGTATTCTGTTGTTCCTATAATAAATATGTCATTTAATCTATATTTTAAAATTATATTTAATGGTAAGTAAGCAGATACATTAGTTTTTCTTGAATTCCTAGCAAATAGATTAGCTACGTAATTTCTATAATACTTAGTAAATAAATCATTTGACTGGTTTTGCTGTGCTGAACTACCAGTGCCGAGTGTGTATTCATCAACTTCAATACCAAAATTTAACGTTTGACTTATAGAACCTGTTGTAATATTTGAAATAGAATTAGATGGTCTTAAATAAGGGTTTATCGCAACATCTGTACCGTCTGGGTTTTCAAATGCTATTGGATAAACTGTTGTTGTGCTAAAACAATAAAATAATAAAGGCGAACCTATTGTTGGCTCAAACTTTTTATCTAACATAGCACCCTGAACGATTGTTGTTAATAGACCTGTTTGTTCGTCTGTTAATCTTTCATACATCATTTTTTCAAAATCAACTTCGACTTTGTAATTGCCACCATCCCATTCATCATTACCATAACTTTCGTGAGCAAATATATTGCCTTGCAACTCCTCTGCATATTGAACTAAATAAGACTTTTTGCTTTTAAAGTTAAATATCATATTTTTAAACTGCAATAATTTTGAAATTTTAGACTTGGTTGTATCTACATATTCAGTTATATCGTAAACTTTACCAGCGTTATAGTAATCATCTAAAGGCAATACCGTTATAATACCGTCCTCTTTATATGCAGTTAAATTAAACATAGTAAAGATATTTTTAAGAAAATCAAATATTTTCATTTTAGGCATTTGGTTAGCTATAATAATAGTATTTACAGAGCTTGGAGCTAATCTTTGGTAATTACCAGTATCTGTAACTTGAAAATTAGAATTAAGAACTCTATAACCTTTTTGAACTGTTAATGTTTGACTTAAACCTAAAGTATTTTCGCCATTTATATTTATAAAAATATCAATATCATTTTCACCATAATTATCTCTTGTAAACTCATATGTAAAAGTTTGGTTCCCAGTTCCGTCAATATCAAATAAAGTAGAGTTATCCGAAGCTCTTAACATTTGAACGTTGTAAGTTGTCGCTTGGTCTGGCACTGTTACATTTAAAGTAAATATATAACCATATTTTTGAGCAAAAATACCACTACTAGTATGAAAACACCTTGCTGGCCTTAATTCATCACCGCTAACAAAATCATAATTAACTGCTGATGCTCCTTGAAACGTTGTATAAAATTTACTGCTTATTTGTTGAGTACTCCCACCCTCATCTGCATTAGATAAATAACCCTCTTCTCTGTGAATCCACATATATAGCTTTTTAAAAACCGTAGTATTAAAAAACTGCTGACTAAATACAATTTGCGGATATGTAGTTTGTATCGCATCAATTATAACCTTAGTTTTTAACGCTGGTTTTAAATCTGCATAATTTAATTTCGTTCCTGTTATAGCGTCTTTATACCCACCATTGTTGGCATAATTAAATCGCATATTTTTGCTATGCGTTATTAGTGGGAATATTACATCGTCACCCTCTGCACTTCCCTGTAATTTACTTTTAACAAAATCGCTTGTATATTCAAAATTTAAACTTTCTGGATATATTAAAGAACTTAATTCATTCTCTGCTAGTATTTGTTTAAACTCAACTGTTTCACCAGTGAATACTAATTTGTAAGAATAGGCTACGTTGTTTTTTAAATCAACCGAAGTTAATCGTAGTTTACCTATTTTATAGTTTACGCCATTTAATTGAATAAGACCGTCACCTTGAAATCTAGCATCAAAACTATTTTGAATTTCACTATCGTAATAATGCTTAAAAAATTTATTATTATGCTTAGATGCAGGAACGCTAAATTGTTGGCTAAACGGTGCAAATATCTTAGCTGGGTCTTTTACGTTTTGAATAGTATCTGTAATTGATACACTTTCGTCTTTGAATAATTCTAGTTTTGTATAGTCATCGTAAATTTGGTAAGGTTGTCCAGCTAGGTTTGGGAAAACTCCACCGTCAATATCTAGTGTATTAACGTTTCCACTAGGTGCAATTGCAGTTATAGAACCAATAGTGCCAGAACTCAAATTTTTAATTAATTGACCTACTCTAAAATTACCTGTTGTGAAATCTGTTGAAGTATCTACAAGCCTAGTCGTTGTAGGAAAATATCCCTCACTAGTATATTTATTACCATCTCTAATATATAAGTCTATTATCTGCATTTATCGAATATTGTTTATAGTATCAAAAGCAAAGTCTATTTTTATAGTGTAATTAATCAGCTTATCGTTTAGACTTGTTTTATAACTAAAGCTGCTATCACTTACATTAACAGGCAAAACAACGTTATCTATTTCAATCCAACAGTCTTCACTTAATTGCATTTGCTTAAACACTTCATTATATGCTTCTGGATAAAAGCCTGTATTTAAGTCCATTTTTTCGTTACCCATTTTATATAGGTTTTTCTTTTGGTGCTTATCTACATCATAACTATTCGCTACAAGTGTGTTTCTTTTAAAGTCCTCTGCTTTAGTTGATAGTTGTTTATTGCTTCGCTTAAAGAACCAAAGGTTTTGCAACGCTCCGAACTTGTTTATAAAACTTAATTTATAAGGCTCATATTTACACTCTGTTATATTTTCTACTTTAACAACTGAAACACCATCAGTTGAATTAATGTAAATAGTATCAACAGGAAACGTAACATTAGTTTCTAAGAATTTGTGTAAACATATACTGTTCTCAAAAGTACCACCGTCCCTATAAACTCTATCTGCAAATTCGTCAGTTCCGTTTACAGTATTTGAAACGTATTGTATTTGAGTTGATGAAGCGGTTGTCGGTACAAAATTCTTCTCGTAAACTTCTTGGTTTTCTGAATAGTATTGCACAGTACTAACCTTGCTTGTATCAACAGGTAAAACAACTGGTGCGTCATCTAGTTTAACGACTGTTAAATTAGACTGTAATAGTCCACTATCGTTTTGAGGATTAATGCCCTCTTGAAAATATCCGTAACCGTAAAACGCTTTGTTTTCAACTAAAGGTAAAAAACCAGATACCCCACTGACTGTTCTTCTTATTTGATAATCAACCCACACAATTTCTGTTTCGTAATCGTCTGCATTGTAAGTCATATAATCTCTCACAAGTTCAGCTATTTCAAAATTCACAGTAAAGCTTACTGCCGATGCACTTAACACATACGTTGGGTTTACTGGTCTTGAAGTTGTTTGCGTTCCTGTATATATCCAAAGACTTAATTCAGCACTTTCTAACTTACTTAAATTATAATATACATAGTATGGACTTCTTACATTAATTTTTGCCATTTTATCGTTTTGTTAATTTTATTAAATCTTTTTCTAGTCCTAGCGAATAGGCTTCAATTAAATCATCTGGCAGTCTTTTAAACGCTGCTACAAATGGCTTAGTAAAAAATAAACTAGGCTTAATTCCTTTTTGATATATACTTCTAGCAATTAAAAACGCTGTACTTTGATAGCTTAAAAATCGTCCTGTCTTTCTGTCTTTAAATTGTATTCTACGCCTTTTAACATAGCTTTGCATTGCTTCGGTTAAACCGCCTTTACGCCCTGTGCCACTGCCAAACCTAAACGGACTGTTGGGAGCTTTTGCACTTGATGATTTACCACGAACCCCTTTGTCTTGAAACTCTCCGTATTGCTCCATACTAAAGCCTAGTTCAGCTCCTTTTGTTGTTAGCTCTATATCATAGCCTAAACTGTTATAAAGTGCCTTAGTGTCGTTCTTATCGCTTTTAGATAGGTTACTTCGGCTCTGTTGTATAACGTACTTAGCGAACTTATTTAATTCTTCTTGTAAAGCTTTGTCTGCTAACATATTGTAATGTCGTTATTTACTAGTACGTCAAACGTTGCAGTCCAACCAGCTACTTTATTTTCAAACCTATCCACAAATGGCTCAAGACTTGCATCACCATCAAGCTGGTATTTGTCACTATATAAATCGCCACGTCTTAAAACTTGCACTAACTTATTTAATACAGCTAGTTGTGTATTAAGTACGTCTTGTTCATTATTGTTTCCTATAAATATATCCGTTGTAGGCTCTTTACTCTCATCAACTATATCCATTGATAAAATAGATATGTTAAACCTTAAAACGCTTTCTTGTGCTGTAACTGTATTTATAATCAAATGAGATAAAGGAAATATAGATTGCTTAGATAAATCAACATCAAATAAATCGCCCTCTGTAACTGTGTTTACATTTATATCACCTAGTAAGGCGTCTTTAATGGTTTGCGTTAATAAATAATAACCTCTTATTCCTGTGTAACTCATTTGAATTTGCTTTTAATATTTCTTGCTTCTATTTCGTTTTTCTCTTTTGTATATGTTAAATACGTCAAACATTCGTGTACGTTTAGTTTAGTGATATTTTCAAATCTCGTAATATCTCCGTCAGCGATTGCATAGATTGAATTGTACCATCCCCATTTTGTTGTGAAGCTAGAAATCGCACTAAGCTCTCCTCGTTCTGTTTGCTCGAAGAGTTCAGAATAACTGTTGATAAGTCCTTGCCTAAATTGTAAAAAAAAACAATAGCACCGAACACAGCATCTAAAGGATAGTTCTTAGCGTCTTCGTTTGTGTCTGGGTCGTACTCTTTAAGCGTGTATCTTTGCCCTTGCTTTAAATCAATAGGTCTATACAAAACATTCATAGCTCTATGTAAGTTGTCGTTATCGCCTATAAACGTATCTAAGTCCACATATTCGCCAAAACTCATATTTTCTAAGTCTGGTATAAAACCGTAGTCTTTACCATTCATTTGAAACCTATTTATAAGCTGATGCTCTGTGTCAAACATATTATTAATGATAACACAAATATCTGTTATATCTTTTGCTTTCATTGAACGTACAACCTCGACAGGCACTTTACAGAATATCTCAATCATCTTAGATTGAACCTCTGCTTCCTTTGTTAAATCTAATTTGTCAAACTCTTGATATTGCCCTAGAGTGATTTCATTTAACGTTGTTGGTATGCTTAACTTAACTTTCATATTAATATATAAACTTTTTTAATTTATTTTAGTAACTATAAGACACAAAAAAACCCCTACATTTCTGCAAGGGTTAATTTATTTATTTTGTTTGTTTTTAAAGGGGGTTTTTACACCCCCCCCCAATTTTATTAATCCCAACAAACAGGCTTTCCAACTATATTAACCGCTTCATATGTCATACACCACATTTTAAAAGGTTTTTCTCCGTTGAAATCCTCTCTGTCCCAATTACCATAAGCATCATAAATTAAACCCTTTTTAAATAGTGAGGAAACAACTCCTGCAAATGATTTTGTTTGTGCGTCTGTTGATAAGAAGTCAGAGTGACCTTCTTCGTTTTGGTCTTCTTTAATTAACTGTAATACTCTTAATTCTTTTGCTGTTACTGTAATCATAATATTTGTTTTTTGTTTTGTTATGTCTTATTGACACTACAAAGATACACCTTTTTTTGAAATAACAAACATTTAATTAACTTTTTTTTTATTTTTTTTATTCAACAGGTTAAGACACCGTATATTTACCCCTGTTTGGGTTTTGTAGTTGAAAGCCTACTGCATAACGAACCGCATCTATTAAATGGTTGTATTTATCTATTGGTGTGTTTGATTTGCGTTCTAACCACCTATAGTTATTTAGTTCTTTAATTAAATTAGTGCTATCAGGACTTACTACTAAATCATAGTCTTGTAATAGTGATATACCATAAGTAACGCTCCCTTGACCTTTTATGCTTGGACGTACATTACAACCCTTTGCTTTTATTTCGCTTAGTAGTCTAGGCTCTGCACTATCTCCAACGATTAAACCATCTCTAGCGTGTTTTAAATTAAGCTGTGCTATTTGTGACGTTGTTAGTCTTTGTAAGTAGAAACATTCCTTTAAATATATTCGTTTGTTAGAACTATCTATATTAACTTCAACCAATGTACTTGGGTCAGCTGCAAATCCATAATCTTGACCCCATACGCTTGTGCCTATATGCTTGAACTCTCCTACACTCCAATTATTAAATATAACACCCTCCGCTTTGTTTAACCACGAGCCTAACATTTGTTGTTTGTATTTCTCTGGGCGTCTTATCTTCATTTGCTCTATTTGGTCTATATAGCTTTTAGATAAGTTGTCTATATTGTCTTGGTACGTTGTATGTATGTAAGTTGTATTTTCTTTAACTATATTACTGCCCTCTTGCACACCTCTATCTTCAAAGAAACGTCTATATATAAAATGCTCTTTTGTAGTTGGGTTTAATATTAATATTATTCTGTTTGGTTTGCCTTGCTGCCTTACTGATAAATCAATAGTAT